CGTAACTGGCATTTCGAGGTATGCGCTCCAGAGTGAGGCTGTGCGCTGCATATTGTCGCTAGGGTGACCGTAATCAAGTCCTCGGTCTTGGATAGTAGCTCTCGCTTCATTGAGGTAGTCACGGGCGTTCATCGACCAACCTGCTCGAGCTGACGCTGTGACTTGCGTAGGGCAATACGCCCTGCAATCTTGCCGTGTTCGTGTCCCTTTGAGTAGCCAAAGAAGAACCCTACAACGCCACCGAGTGCCAGCATTGCAAGGATTATGTGATCGTGATTCATTATGCACCAACCTTAGCTGGAGCAAACTCTTGAAACCAAAGATAAAGATTATTATCTTTACCTAGTTCCCAAGTCCATATGCCACCTTGAGCAGTTTCATTAAGCTCTTTGGCTGTGTAAAAAGCAGACTTGCGTGTGAACTTGTTGCCCTTAGCGTCTGTGTAAATGTTGTTCATTTTGAGCCCTTCCGTAGTCCGTATCTCGGCTACAGGAAGAACTTTACGGCAATCGGACTAGACAACAACCCCTTTTGTATAACGAAACGATAACAATGTTGTCCACATCTTCGTCCCCAAAATCGGGTCTAGCGAACCCGTCCATACCGCTTTCCATGGACTATGAACGTGCCGTCCTTTTCTATGTAGATCATGTCCACTTGTACGCCTTTAGCGTCCTCGGTCATAATCTGAAAAGATTGCTGCCAGTTGGCTGTGCCTCGCGTGTAATGAGCCTGTTTTAAGTCCATGAGGTGTCCAGCATCAACTCCCCTGTGAACACGTCTTAAAACGCCTCCAGAGGCTTCCGAGAAGGCACTCTGACCTGCTCTGTGAGTGTGACCGCAAATGACGTTAAAACCCATCTTACGGGCGTGTGTAAGGGCTGTCATGCCAGCGTGTGGGCTAATGCTTCCCTCGTCGCCATGGATAGCAATCCAGCCTTTAGCAATGGCGTATGGTTTCTTGTGATACTGGATACCAAGCTCATCTAGGTGCATAAACTTTTCGTAGCGTAATTCAGGCAAAGCTAGGAATGCAGGTATCTTGCGCATGATTACGTTGTATAAGCGATCCGTGTGGTTAGAACGCGTTACATGGCTTTCCTTGGCATATTGGGTCAAAGACCACAACACCTCAATAGCCTCATTACGGTCATCATCTAGGGTCTGTTCAAACCAACCCATTTTATTTTCTTCCCATTTTGAGACTTGAGGAAGGTCGAGCTCATCACCCAAAATTACAACTGAGTCGTGCTTAAACTTGGATAGGAAAGCCGCGATATTGGCTACGGTATGTCTGTCGTGATAAGGCACTTGCAAGTCAGGAATGACAATAGTGCGTTTCATTTAATCCTCGTCGTCGTCCTCGTAGGGATTACCCGATATTTTCTCGATTGGCTTTGCTGGCAGAATCCAGTCAGGATAAGAATCACGATCTAGCAACAGCCAAAAAGCCATATCTGTAGAGAAGCCAGCCTTACGCAGACTGGTGTAATAAACGTGCAGAGCAATGCAGTATTGGTCTAGAGCTGAGTAAGCATCTAGGTCAATGACCTTCTTAGTTCTTGCCATGAGATAAGTGTTACTTACCTAACATCTCGATGATTGTATCGACACGCACTTCAAGACGATTGACTTGATCCTTAATGCTAGAGCCACCGTTAGGCTTGAGCTCTGTTAGGTAATGCTTAATCATGAACTGGGTATATGAAGCAACACCACCAAGCACAGTGACAACACCCACAGCCCAAGCAGCATAATCAACCGCGCTCATTTTTTAGGAGTGGCGTATCCAAAGACACCTGCGACAAGTGAACCGAGAATTGCACGATAGTCCAAAGCAAAGTTAGAGGTTGTACCCCATACTGCTAGGAACGCTCCTATTGACATTAGGTAAGGGTTCTTCATGTTCATGCTGTGCCGCCTATCATTGGGATATTAAAGAACGAGCCATCTGCATCGCCCTTCTTAGTGAAAGAAACATGGCAATGATGGTCGTGTTTATTGCTTCCAGAATACTTTCGCCAGCGCCAGCCCATGCGAGACGATGCAATCCGACCTTGGAAGATGACATAAGACACGCGTTTTGATTTATCACGTTTTGCAAAGAGTCGTAGTTGATCCGCAAGGTCAGGCATGAGGTCTGGCTTTGCTTTGCCAGATAAATCCCTGTCAATGTCAATGGCTCGGACGATACCTTGTTCATCAGGATTGTGGTCAGAAGCACGTGCTTGATGACGAGTGTCGCCAATCCAGCCGTCTGAGGTGCGATCTCTATCTGGGTAACTATCATCGACTTGCAGCCTTAGCTGTTGTCCAGCCTTACACAATCGGTAAGTGTTCGACATTGCTGCACTCCCATTGTTTCAGGTTATTTAGTAAAAGCTCGTCATGACCGCATTGTGGAACTGGGTCAATAAAAGCATCGTCAATAGGATCATAAGTAGAACCTACTCCTGCAAAGTTATAGCGAATCTTGCCATTGTAAGAGGTGCGCTTGACTGTGTATGGAGTTCCTTGAGCGTAGTAACTCTCGGCATCTAAGCCGTCAATCAACTCTGTTTCGTCTTTGCCCACTACTACTGCAACAACCACGTTCTCATCGTTTAGATATGCGTAATGTGCCATTATGCCCAACTTACTGTGTCTGAGACACCTGCCGCAGTTACCTGTGAAACTTTGTAAGCACCATCTGTTGTTGTAGTTTGAGTTACGCCACCGCTAAAGGTTGCAGTGAAAGCAGAAGGGTATCTAAGAATAACAATTCCAGAACCACCGTTACCACCTGCGTAACCGTTTTGGTCTCCTGGTGAGCCAAGACCTGAGCCGCCGCCACCGCCGCCACGATTGGCTGTGCCAGCAGTTCCGACTGCGTTGATAATTCCACCCGCACCACCACCGCCAGAGCCACCTGCACCTGCTGTTACACCGCCTCCGCCTCCGCCGCCAGCGTAAGTGACTGAAGAACCTGTAATGCTATTTGCAGTACCAGCACCGCCAGCACTAGGATTTGCGCTTACTGGACTGTTAGCTGCTGCTGCGCTTGAACCGCCGCCGCCAGCACCGCCATAAGGTGAATTGTTATCACTTTGAGAATTACCACCAGCATAACCTTCTACTGGAGAATAACTACCTTGATTACCAGCACCGCCTGTACCAGTTCCAGTTCCATTACCGAAACCAGCACCACCACCAGAACCGCCTGTACCGCCAGCAATTCCGCTATTTAAGCCATTGCCTTGAGTTCCTAATCCACCGCCTGTTGCAGTAGTTGAATTAAATACAGAATTTGAACCTTTAGTTCCATTTACGCCAGTTCCAGCGCCGCCTGAACCACCAGCACCAACTGTTAAAGTATAAGAAGTTCCAGCAACCAAAGACTGTGCAAGTAGGCTGCGATACCCTCCAGCTCCACCGCCGCCTGAACCACCGCGCCCACCGTATGCGCCGCCGCCACCGCCGCCACCAGCAATTACCAGTAAGTCAATGCTTACGGTAGCTGTAGGTTTGCCGAATAATCCTGCTGTGATTGCGCCAATCATTAGCCAATAGCTCCAACAACGTACCAAGTGTCTGTAGCAGTTTTGATGCAAACTGCTGTCTTGTATTGTGCAAGTGTTGGAGAAGCTGCGACTGAACCTGCTGAAAGGACTGTCGTAGTTCCAGAGGTAACAGCAGAGATTGTGACTGCTCCTGCGCCTTTGTTGAGAATTGTAATTGCTGTGCCTACTGGGAACGCCACAGACGCATTGGTAGGAATCTTAAAGGCTACTGCTGTCGCCTTGTTCATAGGAACTAGGACTTGATATTGATCTGCTAAGACTGCTGTGTAGTCCACAGTTGCGTCACTATTGACGGTAAAGGTCACTAGACCATTTACGGTAGCGGCGGTAAGAATATCGCCTGTTGCTGATGGTAATCCTGATGCCATTATATCTCCTAGTAACCCAATGTAGATGTGCCGATTATACCGTAATACGAGCTTCCAACGATGAAGCCATCGGCTATTGGCTCAAGCGTTGTAATGTTGACGGTCATCTTGTTTGGCGTGATTGACCAGTTAACG